CCAGTAAATGAGGTTAATCCTACAAAATAAACAATATCATCTGTAGTAGATGCATGTACTGCTAACTGAGTTGTTACTGCAGTAGAAACAACAGGAGATTGAATAATATTATCCAAACTTACCAAAACTTTTGCATTTGGATTAGTTGAAGTAAATCTATGAGAAGTACCTATACCAACACTTGTAATATCTAAAGTTTCAGGAATTGTTAATAATGACTTCTGTGCAGTAGCCGCTAATCTAATCTTATCTTCAGTAAGCTTAATAACAAATGCATCAGCAGGTAAGAGAGTTGTTGTTCCTACTCCAACAAATCCATCAGTTTCAGCAATTCCAACTGCTCCATAACTACCATCTCCCACATGAGTATAGGTAACTTTTTCACCTGTTACAAAGAAGTGATTTGGAATCTTGATAGTGTTATTAGTAACATCTACTATAGATGAATCATTACCAGTAAAACTCCTGTTAAAGATTGGAGTAGTTTCATGCTGCATATCAAATGCTTTCTTAATATCTCTCTCAGTTCCTTCATATTCACTATACTCACTAACAACTGATGCATTATTAAATTCCCAATTTGTCTTAGAATCATCTTCTGTCTTTAACGCAGTCATATAAACTTGCGCTTGGATTCCTATATTTGCACTAGGAGTAAATGTTAGCTGAACTGTAGCAATACCAGAACTTGAAGTATTAACTATTCTTGAACCTAATGTTCCTATTCCCGAAACACCAATATTACCATACTCTAAATCTAATGTTTCACCAGTTTCAGTAGAAGCATCCCAATCATCCATAACAAGCATTTCTGCCATAGAATAAGAACTATTGGTAGTATCAGTAAGTTGTACTATAAAATAAGCACCATCATAACCATCTTCAGTAGAAGATACCTGAGTTGTATACTCACCAATAACATTAGCAGAAGGTGATCCTGAAGAAGTAATATCAGTTGATTTTGCATCTAACTTAGTATGTTTTAGATCAATTGTTCCAACACCACTAGATCCAGATTGAGCTATACCAATAGTAACTGTATTAATAACAGCAGTTGTACCCATACCAACATTATTAATATCACCGTGCCATAAAACTTGAATATCACTACCACTATACCTTGTTGAATAATATCCAAAACCAGAAGTGCTACCTATACCAATTGGATTCATATCTCCAGGTGTAGTAACTAACTCACTGTATTGAGCAAGATCTATGGTACTTCCATCATGGATAATATTTAATTCACCGAATTGGAATTCTCCAGTTGTTGTTTTAGACTGATCAGGATTAATAGAAACTAATATCTTAGCAGAACGATAAGTACTTGCTATTCCAACAATAACAGTTCCTGGATCAGCATTAGTTTTAAGTGCTTCTGTACTATGAGATTCTACTAATGCTACACCGAATGAAGTTGTACCTATTCCTAGATAATTGTCATCTAAATTATATGCAAGTGTGGTAATTGAGAAATCATTAACCTTATAATTTCTTGGGTAGAAAAGTAATTTACCTTTTTCACCAGTAATTGAGAAATCAAATGATCCTAAATCATAAACATTTCCACCATTACCATATTGGTTCAAATAACCAAAAGAATTATCATGAACTAGAGTAGTAACAAGAAGTTGTCTTTCGCCAGTAAATCTCTTATCCTTAATATAATGGAATCCTTTTCTTGCTCTTGTAGTTGTTATATCAAATTCATTAGCAATACTAAATTGTGTTGCCCTAGGACGATGATTAAATGATCCACTTACATCATCAATTGATAGAACTCTATTACCTACTGATTCATCATAATCTGTTAAAATTCTACTATTAAATATAACTTGATCAGATATTACTTGATCTCCAATATTTTTAGAATTTTCTTTTACTAAATCAAAATCATGTACACAATTTAAATTTCCAATACCATATAAATCATTAACTATTTCATATGAAGTTGCATTTGTAGTTAATCCAACAGTCATTGAATTATCATTCAATGAATCAATCTGCATATCAGAGAATTTAAGATGTCCTATAGTATGGTTTAATGAACTTACAACATCATTCCAGGTTTGATATGCAACTTTTGATTTTAAAGAATATGAGAAATTTTGATAATAGAAACTATCTTGTATTCTCTGCATATTAGCATTAAGAACACCAGAGTTAGTCTCCCATCCATCTGTTGTCTTACACCACGCATTTGTGGTAAGTGTAGCATCGTATGTTGTTATAGAAGAAGCAAGACCTAATGTTTCAGAACTCAATCCTTTAATTGTTTCATCAATTACAAAATCTTCACTTGCAGATACCCTTAATTGACCTAATTTAGAATCCCAATTTTCAACTATACCAATAGCAGCATCGGATTGAACCGTTTCTCCTTTAAGATAATCATGTACACCTAATTTAACATCAAAAATAGGGAAATATTTTTCAGGTATTAATCTACCTACAGAATTTTGTGCATCATATACACCAGGTGTTACTGTAGGATCTAAATCTTTATATTCATTGTAAACACTATAAGTAACAATACCAAGACCACCAATATTTGGATCAACAGCAGTTATTTCAAATAATTTATAATTATATTCTGCAGAATTATATCCTCTGGCTGTTGTACCAACACCAACACTTATACCCTCTACTAATACCTTATCTCCAACAGAGAATGGGAAGGATCCAGCAGTACTAAATCCAACGGACATTGTAATACTTACATCTTTAGTAACTGTATTAAATCCAACTGTATTAATTCCTACACCGTTACTTGCATTAGTTGGAATGATTGTTGGTTGAACATTACTTAAACCTCTAGTATTTTTAAGGATAGTTACCTGTTGATCACCTAAAGAATATTCAAGATCTACATCATAATCTCTTTTATTGGTTATTCCATCAAAAACAAGAAGTTCTGGTGCGGTAGTATAACCTCTACCAACTGATGTTATTCCAATAGATTTAATAGATGCTAAATTCTCTATTGTTATTATTTGAGGTAATCCAACACTTGGTCTCAATGTAGTATCTGATGGGAAATTATATCCAATATCTTTAATTTTCGTTCTTTTAATTTCTCCTATATCACTACTTTCAACATCAATAAGAGCACCCTTTCCTGTAAGAGAATTAATAGTAGTAATTCCAGGAGCAGAATAATAATTTTGACCACCATCTCTTATTTCAAAACCAGCTACCCCACCAAAAGCAGTTGGAGATTCTGTTTCATAACTCAAAACAGATTCTGTAGAAAGATAAGTAGATTTTTCTGGTTTTACTGCTACAGTATAACTAAATTCATTTGTTGCCCCTACAGAGACTTTATGAGTTCCATTATATCCACTATTTGATGCTTGTATTTCACTAGCATCAACAACTCTATTATCTCTTCTAATAAGAGTTTTCTTTGATAATGGAGGATCACTCTCTTCTAATACATCTAAAGAATAATATAGAATATTAGGAATATTTTCATTAACAGTAAGAGTAACCTTTGCACCAGATTCCCCAGATTTTCCAACTTTTACTACATTAAAGTTTTCAGTTTCTTTATCAGTATTAAATACTGTTGTTAAATTTTTATCAACATAGAAATTAAAATCAAATGCAGGATAAGATGTTGATTGATTTGTAAAAGCTAAAGAAGAATCTGAAAGATCAAAAATTGCAGGTTGATTTCTATAAACTTTTATTGGAGGATTAATTGGATTAATAGTACCTGCAGAAGCACTTGTAATTCCAATAGTAATTGGTTTTTCTAAAGTTGAATTATAATTAGTTTCTGCTAATTTAAATGTATTATCATCAATTCTAACAGTATAATAAATTGCATTATCACTTAAACCAACGGAAGATGTAGTTGCAGTATGAATAATCTCCTGACCCGTTATTAATCCATGATTATTAATAGTAATTTCATTAGTTGAAGTGTTTACTCCAGCAGCAGTAAAGTCCTTAGAGTTAACTATAATTCTTCTATTATAATCATTATACTTAACAGTAAATGTTGTTGAGATAGAACCTGGATTCACCTTTAATTCTATTTCATCATCCTTTAATAATCCATGACTACTTCCAGTAGATACAGTAACTAAATTTCTAGCAACTTCTGCAGTAATTGGATTATAAACTGTTTTAAAACTATGCTCCAGTCCAGTTCCTACACCAATAATTGCTAAAGTTGATGATTGTCTAACACTTTCTGCAATACCAACGAAATTATTACCTGAAGTATCTAATCCAACTCGAACAGTAGCAATACCAATTAAATTATCACTTACTTTAGCAATAAACAGAGTTTGACCACTTTGTAGAACAGAAGTAGTATTACCAACAAAAGTTCCAGAAGTAGGTTCACTAACAACCTGATCTTCTACTTCAAGACCTGCTCCTAAATTAGGATAATATTTTACTTCATCACCTGTTTCAAATCCATGATTAGGTAAGAAGATAGTTTTATATGGAACCTTAACTTCAGTTAATCCAGCACCTGCAGTACCCCTACCTCTTGGGAAACCACCTACAGGCGTACCAACAGTTCTCTTATTTGGATAATTAGGATTAGTATTAAGTTGTACAGTTGCACCTAAACCAACACCAATTTCGTATATTGGAGCACTGTCAGGATCTCCAAGTGTAACTGTAGGAGCAGATGTATATCCAAATCCAGCAGAAGTACCAGTTATAGCACTTACAGACTCTGCAGTCAATGTTGCTGTTGCTGTTGCTGTAGTAAGTCCCAAAGCATAACTAGGAGCACTAAATGAAAGTGTAGGAGGAGAAAGATATCCATAACCAATTGTTGCTCCTGTACCTACAGTCCAAGCATCAGTAGTAGTGCTAAATCCAATAGCAGTAACAAGACCAGCAGCATTAACAGTTGCAATACCTACTGCTACAGTAGATGATCCTGATACTAAAGTTGGTGCTGTAACAGTAATTGTTGGAGCAATTGCATATCCCAATCCAGAAGAAGCAATTGATACAGACCCAGGAACAACAGTTAGACTAGACGCTGCTCCTGCCGTTGGTGCTGATACTGTAACCGTTGGTGATGAACTATATCCAAAACCAGCATTACTTACAATCACTTCAGTTACAGATCCACCAACCAAATCTGTTGGTATTCCAACTGCTGTAGTAAGACCACCAGCAAAACTAGGAGCAGAGAATGTAAGTGTAGGTGCAGTGCTATATCCAAAACCAACTGTAGCACCAGTTCCTGTAGCCCATGGATCAGCTTGATCAAATGAAATTGCAGTAACAAAACCAACTGAGTTAACAGTTGCTATACCCACCGCTGTTTGAATTCCACCTGATGAAACAAAAGAATCACTAATAGTAATTGTTGGAGCAATTGCATATCCTAGTCCAGAATTAGCGATGGATACAGATGATGCTAATAACCTTGTTGTACCACCTGTTCCTACTGTAGCTAATCCAACGGTTGCAAGACCTGTTATACCTGTAGGATCAGCAACTGTCATACTAGGTGCTGATTCATAACCCGAACCTCCACTAGTTACATTATAGGCATTAATTTTTCCACCTATGGTAAGTGAGTAAGCACCAAAATTTGGTGTAAATACTGCAGTACTAGAAGTAGTACCAAGACCAACTGTTGCAGAAGGTGTTGATCCTGCAGGATTTCCAACTGTTACAGCAGGTGCTGAACCATAGCTTGTACCTCCATCTGTTATTGAATAACCAGTTACTTGTCCTTGAGTAGCACCAGAACTACTAATGGTTGCAGTTGCAGTTGCAGTAGTACCAATACCAACTCCAGCACGACTTATAACTGTTGATCCAATAGAAGCAGTTACTGTAGGTTGGAAATAAAGTTCAGTATTAGTTTTAACTGTATATGTTGTATTAAATCCTGCAGTAATTGTTACTTTTCTAGGATCTTCATAAAGAACTGTAGTTGCTGTATGTGCTGCTCCTGCAGTACCTTCCTGTGCTCTTAAAACTCTAATACGATTATTTTCAGGTTCTGTCCATAAAACCTTAACTTTTTCTGTACCTATTCTTAAAATATCATTAGGATCTATTGTAGGGAAATCTCCATTAATATTAAAATAGGTAATAATTCCAGTTACTCCATCGGTACCAACTCCAGTGGGTTGTGTTCCAAAACCAATTAAAGTGTAAGTATTTGTCGTAATACCTGCTCTATAAACACCACCAATTCCAGAAGAAGTAGTAGAGAGTCCACTAACTTTAATTAAATCATTATTAGACCATCCATGAGGTTTATTAGTATAAAGGAGATATCTACCCTTCGTCTTACTTGGGAATATCTCAACAGAAGATATAGAACTTGTTGCAACACTTACACTACTTACATCCTTTCCAACAACTTTAGAAACAATAGCAGATGCTAAATCCCCTTGAGTATTACGATTATCAAATCTAACTTTATCACCAACACGATATTGAGTACCAGTAGTTTGAATTCCTATCTTCTTAATAAGTCCAGGTTTTACTGCACTAATTTCAATAGTTTGTTTTAAATCATTTGGAATGTGTGCATATTCATAATGATCTTTTCCTTCAATTAAATTATATGCAACAGTATTTCTTAACCAATTAGTTTTATTTAAAACATATTGATCTTGATTAGAGAATGAACTGAAATTAAAATCATTTGGAGTAGAATGATAACTATTACCAATTAAGTATGGGAAAGTTGGTCTCTTATATCCAGCAAATGGTCCACTACTATCTGAAACACCATCAGTAATTGTTGCAAAATATGCATAAGTTCCATTTGGAAATTCTGGAGTTACACAGAACCTTCCATTATTTTCATCAAGTATAGTTTCATCAGTTACTTTATTATGAGTATAATCCTCAATAAAAAATCCTTCTGGGAATTGAGTTATTGGAGGTCTTCCTACTTTTAATTTAATTTTATAACCAGAAGTTAATTGTTTTACTACTCCACCTGTCTTTAAAGAATACCCATATGGACCATATATTGGATTACCATCATATGCCCATCCAAGGATTGGTGAGTGGTCTGTAGAAACGACTTCTAGACTTTCTACCCTAGTTAAATCTCTCTTACCATATAATGTCTTAGAAATCGTTGAACCTGCTCCTACAGTGCCGTAGAGAGACTCTCTAAGCTTCCTTGGTGCATATAGATGAGAATATTGTAATCCCTTACCTTCATTAAATTCATCAGCAATAAATCCATCATCTCCAGTGAAACTCTCATAATGTCTTTGGAATAAATTTATTCTCCAATCCTGAATTGTTGCATCAAATTCTGCACCATCTCCAGGAACAAGAATATTAATTGATGTATTTGCTTGAGTATATCCAGCACCACCTTCAATAACCTTTACGGAAGTTATGGTATTATTTTCTAATACTGGAGTAATTACTGCACCTATACCATCACCACTTATTGTTAAATTGGGTGGAGAAATATATTCTTTACCTACATTCTGAACTAATACTTCTACGATTTGTCCATTATTAATAACTGGAGTTAATTGTGCTTGAGAACCAGCAATTAATTTAAATAATGGTTGTCTATCAAAATTAATAATTTCAGATGAACCATAACCAACTCCATTATCACTTAAATGAACTGATTTAATAGAACCTCTAAAAATAGGTTGTGTTACACATTCAAAAGTATTTCCTGATATAGAAGATATTCCAACTTTACCCTTAACAGTTACTGTAATAGGTTGATAATTAAATATATGAGTACCTACACCTATAGTAGTAAGATCAATATATTGTTTAGTTCTATAATTAAATTCTTTGTCATTTGTGTTTACACCTACACTTGATAATTTAAAATTATTATTATCAACTTTTGTTAGATAATAATCAGTACTATTAGATAAACCACCAGCTGCTGTACCCTCAACAGTATATCTAACTATTTCTCCAGAATTGTATCCATGATTAGATATTGTAATACTGTCTATTGCAGTATTAATTCCACTTGTATTAGTAGTTGTTTTATTATTTTCATAACCAGATCCGCTAGAAATTATATTAAATGATCCAACTACTAATTTTTTATTAACAGATGCAATAGATTGTTTTCCACTACCATTTGCAGTTAAAGTAATAGTATTAATTCCAGCAATTGCATCACCTTTTGTATTATGAAGAGTAACTGATGTAACTCCTACATTTCTAGCATAATATTGTGCATTAGTAGTAAGTCCAGCAATAGGTTTTTGTCCATATGTGTAATAAACTACTTTCTCAGCATTTCTAAATTTATGATATGTTCCAAATCCAATTTGAAATGCATTACCTACAGTTGTACCAATACCAATTTTCTGTGAAGAAGCATCGGCAAAGAAATCAACCTTATGATTGATTTGCTTCATACTTACAGCAACAACAGCACCTGAACCGTTACCACCACTTACAGTAACAACAGGAGTTTCTTCATAATCAAAACCAGTATCAATTATTCTAAGATCTTTTAAATCACCTTCAACACTCACATATCCAGTAGCTCCAGTTCCAACTGAATCAGAAATATGTAAAATTGGAGGATTAATTACATCAAAATCTCTTCCTGGTGAGGTAACATTAACACTATCAAGTTGACCATATTTAATAGTATCAGATGCTTTATAATTTAATATTTCAACACCATTTACTAATAATCCTGTAAATCCTGGAAGTGTTTTAATTGGTTCTTCATTATCATTTTTAGGAGGAACAAATTGCCTAAAAAGATCTTGTGATTGAAGTGTTTTCTTTCTAAAATCATAAGGTTCTATTCTACTATTAGTAACTGTTGTTGCAGTATCAACAGAAACAAAAATTCCATTAGAAATATTAGTTCTACTTGTTGCTAATTTAACTGTAGAAGCACTTATTCTTTGTACAAAATAAAGACCTTCATCAAATAATTCAGGACCATCAACAATCTCAGTTATTTCTCGTCCAAAAGCATCATAAAAATTTTGAGATATTCTTTCTGGTGAATAATAAACAGGATCACCAGTATAGAACCCATGATCTCCATCTTCTTTAATTAAAAACTCAGTTCCTTCAAATCTTCCCGAAAATACAACTGCTTGATTATTAACATTTAAGGGTTGTGCATAATATGAAGGAATTGATCCTGTCGCAATTAGATATTTGTCATTGTCTTTATAAACATTTTGTACATTAGTTGAATAATTACTAGCAGTTGGATATGTATTAGATACTGCTTTTAAAATCTTTCTTCTAACAGTAAGAGCACTTGTATCCGTAATTTCTCCCTGACCCTTAATATTAAAGGATCTTGCGGAATTGATATTAAGAACAGTAGAAGTGTTTAATGAAATTCCACCCTGTAAAATATTAATTAAATCACCAACTTTTAAATAATGATCTGTATCTAAGTTTACTTTATATGTAAAATCATCAATATCAATTAATTCTACATTATTAATTTTATAACTTGCTGCAACATTAAAAAACCAATCTTTACCCTTATAGGTTTTATCTTTAATACCTAAGGTTTTAATTTTTGCAATATCACCTTTTCCATATCCTTTTGTATCTTTATCCCATTCTAATTTCTCTAATAAAGACCCAATTCTTACTTTAACATTTTTAGTGGAATCAGAAGAATCTGTTGCAAATGCATAAGTGTTAATGCCAACATCAGTTGCATTATTAATAGTTCCATTGACATTAGTACATCCAAAGAATTGAGTTATATTCCTAGAACTATATGAAACAATACCAGCAGTACCATCACTATATGTACAATATAATTCACCACTTGTTGGAAATCCTACCGTAGAATCAACATCAAGTGAAGTAGATCCAGAAGATACCTGCCCAATTACTCTTGTTTTAGGATGAATTTTAAATTCACCATAAATTGAACCATCAACTCTAGCATCTCTGTCATATCCAGCATCAATACTTAATTTATAGTAAGTTGTTCCAGCACCAGTATTAATTGGTTCAACAGAACTAATAGGAGCATATGCTTTGGAAAAATCATTTTTATATTCACTTTGTCTTAAAGTAGAATTTTCAATGTGTATTGGATTACCTTCACCTTCAATAGATTCAACAACAAAATCTTTTACAACCCTAAAATTCGCATTTGAAGGAGTAAAAAGGAAATCTCTAGGTCTTATTATTTCTACTTCTTCTTTATATAATGCTTTAAATAAAATTTCAAATGATCTATCAGTACCCTTACTTAAATAGAAATCTTTTGCTTGTTTTATAAAAATATTTTGATCCAGATCTTTATGAAGAGCACGATCCTCTAAACCTGGTAATAATTGATGTTTTGTCTTATGTAAAAATTGCTTAAGGAATAATCCACTTAAATTCTGTACCTTAGACCCTCCTGTATGCTCCTGAGAGGTGCTTGTATCAAAGACTAGTACATCTGGATCAATTTCACTTTTATATGAGGTTATACCGCAAAATCCACGTACACATCCAGTAAAACAAGTTGTTGCAGTTCCTGTATAAGTAATAATTTCATCATCAATTTTAAGTAGTCCATAAGAACTTGGAAATCCATTAGTTCCTGCAGGATATGCTACCATATCCACAGGAATAACATTAGTATAAGCATCTACTGCAGTAGATAACCCTACAGAATCAATTACATTCGTTTGTTCAGAAACTTTTGTATATTGATCGATATTTTCTATCAAATCAATAGGACCACCTTGGAATTCTTGTCCTAGGTAATATTGCTTTAAAAATTCCGCAACTAGAGGGAACTCAGTCTGCGTATAAGCAGGAAGCTGGTTCTGAACTATATTATTAAACTGGATTCTCGTTTGTGGCATTTTATGATCTTACTAATGTCCCGTTGGCGTAACTAGATGTGACGATATACTCAGATGCTGATGGATCTAACCCAGAAGAAATGTCATCCACGACTGTTTGGAAATTACTTGTACTAATATCTAGTTGCAAATAAAGATCCTGTAATCCGATGACATCATTTGATTTTGGACATGCTGACATTTCAATAATAGATTGACCATCTTTTATTTTGCCAGATAACACATTAATTGGGTTAAGTGTGATAATTCCATTTATATAATCAATTCTTCCTACATTTCTTCTTACAATTGTTGGACTTGTTGAATTTGGGTTAGGAAGTGTAAACAAAAATAGAGATCCATTCTCTCTATTAGTGTTAGGAACATCAGAAATGTAAACATCAGTGTTAATTCCACTTATTCTAAAAGCAGAAGACTTAATATTATATCCACTCATACTCTTAATATAAAATTCATTACCAAATCCAATAGAATACTCTGCAAAAGTATTTAACACTGCTCGAAGATCCCTTCTCATCTGGATTGTCGTAATATTGGAAGTTATCGCTTCACTACTCTGGTCAACAATGTTTAAAAACTTACTATATGCAAATCTTGCTCCATATTTGTTCATTTCAGCAGAATCTGCAAATTTAGTTGCATTTTGAGAAACAACACTTGAAACAGATGCTCCTGAAGGTGCCAAATTTGTATTATAATAGATTTTTGAGTCAACTTCGATGTAAAGATACTTCAAGTCAAGTATTTCAGGGACAATTCCTGCAACTGCATACTTCTTTAACTTGGTTCTGATGTTTTGTTTGATTAAATTAGGTAAAAAGTCGCCAGTTTTGGGTTTTATACTAATAAAGACCTTTCCATACTGAGGAGGAACTAATTCTTCACCTCCAAAAACTGAAATTGACTCAGTTTCTTGATAAATTTTGGTTGGAATGATAGTTTCATAGTCATTTGCTGTCAAACAACGATTTTGAGAGGCATAAATTCGTGGAGCAAACTTTTTAATGGATTCTACAGTCTCAATATTCTCACCACCAGTAGAAGAGATGTCTGTAGTGATTAAAGAGACACCAGCAGTAACTGTATAGTCTAATCCATTCCTTTCATAGGATAAATTACCCGCAAATTCAAATTGAGCGACCCCATTTCCAGAATCACCACTCGAAATTATGTAATATGCAGTAATATAATTATTTTCTTCTAATTTTTTACCAAAAATACCATCTCCAAAGAAAATTTGGTATCTTTCATCCTCAATCTCTTGAATATAGTAGACTTTTGATTTAGAATTAATGTCAAAAAGACTATCTTGGGTAGTATAAGTGGTTTCAGTCGTAGAATTTTGGTTTGGTTTGATTGTTACCTTCAATAATTCAGTATCAATCCCCGCATTTGGTAAAATAAACTTCTGATTTGGAGTTTGAGAGCTAAAAGTGAAGGTTGAAGTGATTAATGATCCTTGATAAACGCTAATTTCGTTAAAATTAGCAACTCCATCAAGCACAGGAACTGTTATATCACTTACAATACTAAAAATAAACGATTGACCACCAAACGTTCCTGATGTTGCAGCAACTGGACCTGCTTTTAGAGTAACAGAGGCAGGTACTGGACTAATATCACTACAATCTACGAAAAAACTGATGGTTGCAGATGCTGCTTTCCTTGATTTTGGTACATATCCTATATTTCTTGCCAATGAAACTACATTTTCTCTTAAAGTAGCACTATCAATGAACACCTCATTCGTTACCATGTTGGCATTATATGAAGTGATGTACGTATTATATGCTAATACATCAATAATTGATGAAAGGTTAGACCCTTCAAAGTCATAATCGGTAAAAGTAGAGTTTGCTTTAAGATATTCCTTAAGCGATGTCTTAACCTGAGCAAAATCAAGGTTAGAAAAATTAACTAATCCCATTTATCTTGTTGATTGTAGTGCAAATTGCAGTTC